GGTAAGCTATGGCTATTGAGAAAGGGTTGTACTCCGCTCCAGAGGGTATAGATGAAGAACTGCTGGAAGGCGAGGAAGCTGAAAGCGCGATTGAGATTGAGGTCGTTGACCCTGAAGCGGTGATGATCGATGCCGATGGCATTGAGATTGCGTTGGTGCCAGACGAAGGGATAGACGAGTTTGTTGAGTTTGATGCGAACCTCGCAGAACACCTCGACGAGGCTGTGCTGAATGAGCTATCAGAAGAAGTGTTGGGTCTGGTTGATGCCGACATTGACAGCCGGAAAGAGTGGGCGGATACGTTTGTTAAAGGACTCGATGTACTTGGCTTTAGGTACGAGGAGCGCACAGACCCGTGGGAAGGGGCGTGCGGAGTCTACTCGACAGTCCTCGCGGAAGCCGCAATTCGATTCCAAGCTGAAACAATGTCTGAAACGTTTCCATCAATGGGTCCGGTCAAGACAAAGGTGCTTGGCGAGGAGACAAAAGAAAAGCTAGAAGCGGCGACACGTGTCAAGGCTGATATGAACTATCAGCTCACTGAGAACATGGTCGAGTACCGCCCAGAGCATGAACGCCTCCTTTATAGTCTAGGTCTCGCGGGGTCTGCCTTTAAGAAGGTGTACTTTGATCCGAACATGGGTCGTCAGATGGCGGTCTATATTCCAGCAGAAGACGTTATTGTGCCTTACGGCGCCTCACACATTGAGACCGCAGAGCGCGTGACTCACGTCATGCGGAAGACAAAGAACGATATTGCCAAGCTCCAAGCAAGCGGGTTCTACCGCGAAGTAGACCTCGGCGACCCACAAGTTTTCCACACAGATATCGAGAAGAAAAAGGCCGAAGAAGGCGGGTTTAGCCTGACTGACGACGACCGTTATGCAGTCTACGAAGTCCATGCTGACCTGATTATTGATGGGTTGGATGAGGAAGACGGAAGCATTCAGATTGCAAAGCCTTACGTTCTGACTATTGAGTGTAGCTCTGGTGAAATTCTTGCGCTACGTCGCAACTGGAACCCTGACGACCCATTGATGCTGAAACGCCAGCACTTCGTTCATTATGTCTATGTGCCGGGGTTTGGGTTCTATGGCCTTGGTTTGATTCATATTATTGGCGGTTATGCCCGTGCGGGCACATCGTTGATTCGTCAGTTGGTCGATGCAGGTACGCTGTCTAACTTACCGGGCGGTCTAAAGTCTCGCGGACTTCGTATCAAGGGTGACGATACGCCGATTGAGCCGGGTGAGTGGAAGGACGTGGACGTGCCGTCAGGTAGCATCCGTGACAACATCATGCCACTTCCTTATAAGGAGCCGTCACAGACACTCCTCGCGTTGTTAAACCAGATCACGAACGAAGGTCGTCGTCTGGGCGCAATCAGTGACATGAACATCAGTGATATGTCCGCTAACGCCCCTGTAGGTACAACGTTGGCTTTGTTAGAGCGTACGTTGAAGCCGATGGCGGCGGTACAGGCTCGTGTTCACTTCGCGATGAAGCAAGAGTTCAAGATGCTCAAGGAGATCATGGCGGAGTATGCACCGGCTGAGTACGAGTATGAGCCAGTCAAAGGCGAAATAACCGCACGTCAGGCCGACTACGCGATGGTCGATGTGATCCCTGTCTCTGATCCGAATAGCTCAACAATGGCGCAACGCGTTGTGCAGTACCAAGCGGTACTCCAGATGGCGCAGTCTGCACCGCAGATTTATGACCTGCCTCAGTTACATCGTCAGATGATCGAGGTATTAGGCGTGAAGAACGCAGATAAACTTGTTCCTACAAAGGACGACGCGAAACCGACCGATCCGGTCAGCGAGAACATGGACGCGCTCACGGGCAAGCCGGTCAAAGCATTTATCTACCAAGATCACGATGCTCATATCGCGACCCACATGGCGTTTATGCAAGATCCGATGGTTGCTCAGCTTATTGGGCAGAATCCACAGGCGAAACAGATTATGGCTTCTTTGCAAGCACACATCGCAGAGCACCTTGGGTTCAACTACAGAAAACAACTGGAAGAAAAACTCGGAGTGCCCCTCCCAGCCCCGAACGAAGAACTTCCAGAAGACATCGAGGTTCAGTTGTCTCGCCTCGTTGCACAGGCAGGACAGCAACTTACACAATCTCATCAGAAAGAAGCCGCACAACGTCAGGCTCAGCAACAAGCGCAAGATCCGATGGTTCAGTTACAACAAGCTGAATTGCAGATCAAGCAGGCTGAAGTTCAACGAAAAGCGGCTAAAGATCAGATGGATGCTCAACTCAGACAAGCTGAATTGGCTCAGAAAGCCGCTAAGAACGAAGCTGACCTTGAGATTGATCGCGCAGAATTGGTGATAGACGCCAAGAAAGAGGGAGTCAAGATGAAGAATCAGAAGGAGCTTGATAACCGCAAGCTGAAAGCTGAACTTCTCAAATATGGCTCTGGAGGAAATAACCGTTAAGGAAGCTAATTATGGCTAAAACTGTCTTTGACGTGCTTAAAGATAAATTACAGGATCAGATTGATTCTGCGACTGAGTTCCTGAAGGCCGGAGGGCCGAAGGACTACCCTCAATACAGGGAAGCGTACGGCTTAATTCGAGGTCTAGAAGCCGCACAGCAACATATCGAAGACCTTGCGAGAGCGCATATGGAGAGTGATTTCAATGACTAACGCCGCAGAGAAAATAGAAGTAACAGACGAAGAATTTGAATTACAACTGCCTAAACCTGTCGGATACCGCCTTTTGGTGGCAATGCCTGAAGTTGAACAGACTTTTGGGGATTCTGGCATCTTAAAAGCAGACTCAACAAAGCATCAGGATTACATTACGTCCATTATTGGGTTGGTTGTCGATGCAGGTGAGCAAGCCTACGCTGATAAAGACCGATTCCCCGATGGTCCTTGGTGTAAAGTTGGTGATTATGTTGTGTTCCGTATGAATACAGGAACTCGTTTAAAGGTTAATGGAGTCGAATACCGTTTGATGAACGATGATTCTATCGAAGCTGTTGTGAATGATCCGCGTGGAATTACGCGTGCATAAGGAAACTAAATTATGGGATTTCAAAAAGTTGAATATAACTTTCCTGATGAGGAAGGTAAAAAGCCAGACATTGAGATTGAAAGATCTAGTGCAGTCGAGATTGACTTGTCTGGAAAGCCTCAACCTGAAGCAGAGAATGAGGCGGAAGTTGAATCTGTTGAATCTAAAGGTCACGACGATGATGGTGACTATGAGATTGAAGTGGTTGACGATACGCCTAAGAAAGACAGAGGACGTAAGCCTTCCGAACCACCTACGGATGTTACTGACGAAGAACTTGAGGAATATTCTGAAAAAGTTCGCAAGCGCATACAGCACTTTAGTAAAGGCTACCACGACGAGCGCCGCGAGAAAGAGAAGGCATTACGTGAGCGTCAAGAGTTAGAGCGACTTGCACAGCAACTTGTTGAAGAAAACAAGAAGCTCAAGGGCACAGTTGGTAAAAATCAAACAGCATTACTAGAACAAGCGAAACGAAACGTAGATTCTGATCTTATAAATGCTAAAAAAGCATATAAAGAAGCGTATGAGGCTGGTGACTCAGATGCTGTTCTTGAAGCACAAGAAAAATTAACAGAAGTTAAGCTCAGAGCTGAACGCGTAAACAATTTTAAATTACCAGCTTTACAGGAAGCAGAGACTCCTGTACAAAACGAAGTATCAGATACGCCCGCCCCAGCGGTTACTCCTGATGAACGTGCGATGGACTGGGCCAACCAGAATACGTGGTTCGGATCAGATGATGAAATGACAAGTTTTGCGCTGGGGTTGCATAATAAACTTGTTAAAGAGGGCTTAGACCCTAAGAGTGACGACTACTACGAGAAAATTGATTCTCGTATGCGGCAAGTATTCCCCGACCAGTTTGAGGACTACGAGCCTGAACCAGAGGCTAATAAGCCAAGAAGACAGTCAAATGTGGTTGCACCCGCTACGCGGAGCACATCACCTAAGAAGGTGAAACTAACGCAAACACAGGTGAATCTTGCTAAGAGGCTTGGAGTACCACTGGAGTTATACGCCAAAAAGGTTGCAGAAGAGATGAGGAAAAACAATGGCTGAGAATCGCTTAAATCGTGAACAGGCTACACGTGAAAAAACGGTCCGTAAAAAGGCATGGCAACGACCTGAAGTATTACCTTCACCGAATCCAGAGCCGGGTTATGAATTTCACTGGGTCCGTATAAGCACACAAGGACAGGTTGATGCCACAAATGTTTCCTCAAAACTCAGAGAAGGTTGGGAGCCTGTCAAGGCTAGCGATCATCCTGAAATCACAATGGTTACGGTCGAGAACGACCGCTTTAAAGATAACGTTGTGATTGGTGGATTGATGCTATGTAAGGCGCCTGTTGAGTTGATTGAAGAACGCAACGAGTACTACAACGACCAAAGTACCGCGCAAATTCAATCAGTAGATAACAACTTAATGAGAGAGAATGACCCTCGTATGCCGCTGTTTAACGAGCGCAAAACGAAGGTATCTTTTGGTAACGGAACATAAATAGGAGCTAATTATGGCTTATCCAGCTGTTAGTGGTCCATATGGACTGGTTCCAGTACAAAAACTTGACATGGGGACTTTTACGGGTCCAACACGTCATTATAAAATTGCAAGCGGCTATGCCACTTCAATTTTTAACGGTGACGCAGTTAAGTTGGTTACTGGTGGAACTGTTGAACGTGATACGTTTGACGCCGCAATGACTCCAATTGGAGTTTTCTTGGGTTGTAGCTATACAGACCCTACCCTTGGCTATAAGTTGTTTAGCCAATATTACCCAGCAAGCACAGTAGCTGATGACATCGAAGCATATGTCATGGATGCAACTAACGTTCTGTTTAAGGTTGCTGTTGTATCTTCCGGTACAACAATTGGCGATCTTGCACAGACCGACATTGGTGCTAACGTAGCGGGTGTAGACAATACTGGAGATACCGCTACTGGTAACTCTAAGAGCGCTATTTCTGATACGTCTGCTACAACTGCAACTCTTCCTTTCCGTATTGTCGGTTTGGTTGAAGAGACTGTAAACGCGTCTGGCGGCTATACTGAAGCTTATGTTAAGTGGAATGCAGGCCATCAGTTTGATAATACAACTGGCGTATAAGGAGTGATGTAACATGGCAATTTCACGCGCCCAGCTACTAAAAGAACTCCTTCCCGGACTGAACGCTCTGTTCGGAATGGAGTACGCAAAGTATGGT